GTATTTTGGCATTATGCTCCTGGGTAATAAGCTTTTGGTGTAATATATGTACTAGAAGCTGAACCATCTTCTGCAAGAGCTCTTGCTAATTCATCTTCGTAATATAATTTCATTTGTTGAACTAATTGTGGTTGAAATTTTTGTGCAAGATAAAATGCTAAACCTGCAACCATACAAGGTACAAATCTAAATGGTACGTCTGATGCATTTGTATAATCTCCAACATCTTGAATTCTTTTTATAAAATAAAAATGTATGTCTTTAGATGCATTTGAAGAATCTGGTGTAGGATAAATACTAATACTTACGTGATCTATAAATCTTTGAACCCAATATTGATTAGGTGTTCCTTTTGAAAGTTTATTTGAAAAACCTGCATAAGTAGACCTATCTACTTTTGTCATCGGACTGTCAGATTGAGTTGTAGCGGTTCTATTAGATCTTAATTGTGCTTCAAGGACATCGGATATTCCATATATACCATTTGGATTTGATGTAGCACTTGTGCCATCAGCAGCTGATCTAAAAAATTTATATTCAGCTTGCCCTTCAATTAAATCTAAATCTAGTTCTCCTATTTCCCAATAATGAATACCTCTATTACCCCATTCTTGAAATAAAATATTTAAAGATCTTCTAGCAGATTTAAGTTGATAGCCTGCAACGTTTTGTAGTCCAATACGTTCAAAAGCATCCTCTATTATTTCATCAATAGCAAAAGTTTTATCGAACGTTGTAGTGCCCGAGGTAGTATTAGCCATTTAACCTCCTAGCCAGTATAACCGATTGTAACAGAAGTAGTATTAGTTAAGTCTAAATAAACTCCAGTTCTACATCTGATACCACTGCCCGGTACGTAAACATCTAAACCTTCTGTTCCACAATTTGCTTCATATACTAAAGTTCCAGTTGCATCCGTTCCATCATAAATTTTAACATTACTATTAGCAACTCCTTCAGCTTGAATATAAGTTATTCTAGCAGGGCCTACAAAATTACTAGATGCATCTGTCGCTCTGCCAAATCTTCCGTCTGAAGTTCTGCACGAAAACTGTTGGTCTGATTCCATATTATTCTCCTTAAATTAAAATGTGGGGCCTAAGCCCCACATAAATTAATTATTATGCTGCAAATGCAAATGCACCTGTAGTAGCGTCTGCTGCGCCACCCATTTTGGATGCAATGTGCCATGTTCCTTTTTCATAACAAATAAAAGCAATCATGCTTCCTGTTGTGAATAAGTTTGTTGCTGCATTAGCTGGTGTAAATGTCAATTTAGTTTCATTCGCTGCTGAAGTATCAAAAGTTACTTCTGCTGTCGCTCTTGATTCAATTACTGAACCAGTTGCCCAAACATCAGAACCTGCTGCATCAAAAACTAATGTAGCTGTTCCACCAGTTGTGTCTTTTGCTTGCGCATAAACCACTATTGTACCTTGCGTTGCTGCGGGTAGTGTCATAGTTGCAGCTGCTGCACCTGTGTAATTGATTACAGAAATAGTGTCTGCTGCTAACGTTACGTTAGTTGCTGTTGCTACATCTGCAATTGATAAACCAGTTAAGTCAGGCATACCTGAACTCATTCTAGTTGTTACTGCTCCCGTAGTTGCATTTTTAGTTGCAACTTGGAAACCTTTTTCCGAACGGACTGGTCCGTTAAACGTTGTTGAAGCCATAATTATATCCTCCTAGTTTCCGAACATAGTCTCTAGGCCGTCCACTATATGGGTCTATGTTCTAATTAATTTATATAGTGATTTAATTGTATACTAGTTTTGAATAGAGTGCAAGAGAGCCTACGGTATTTATGCATTTCAGCAATGTAGCTTTTGATTAAGTAGCTACAGAAACTTGTGGAGCTGCATCTTCGACAGTATTCTGTCTGTGAGCAATAGCTGCTTCTTCCAGCTTAATGTCAGTAATGACTTTTTTAATTTTGTCATCAATTCTGACCATGTCAAGAGTGTATCTACCATTAGTAAGATGCTCCTGTTCCCACTTCAACTCCAAGGACCTTTTTTGTTTGTATAGGTCTTGTATCATCAACAACCTCCTCATAGGTTATCCTGTTTACTCGGTCATCATATGAGTTTCCGAGATATTCCCAATTTATACTTTTTTCTCCCAATTTGTCAAGGATTGATTGTTCTAAAGAAATAGCATTATCCTCCGCTAAAACATTAAATTTTGCGTAGTGATCGTATGCCCATATTTTAACTGTAAATTTTTTCATTTTCTCATCAATTTATGTTGTAAATGGGGCGATTTTTAGACCGCCCCATAAAATTTATTTACTATGCACCTTCAACGCCGAAGATACCTCTAGGGTCTGATACTCCAAATGAGTATCTTTCTCTAGCTTTGTATCTAACGTTGCTA